CAATGGGACAGCCGATGGGACAGCACTCCCCACCCTCGCAGCGCTCCTCAAGCCGATATTTGAGAGCTTCTTTAAGAGCAGGACGAATATGGACTTCGTGTGGAGCGCAAAGGATATGAAGGGCCTAAAGGACTTCGGTGAGAAGCTCAGGGCATCAATCAAAGCCAAGGACAACCCACACGACGACGAGCATATAGCGTCGGCACTCCCGATATTCCTCTCCAAGATAGACGACCCGTGGGTGCTATCCCATCTATCCCCCTCCATACTAAACAGCAAGTACAATGAACTCATATCCCACATATCCCGACAACGCACTCTTACACGAGCAGAGGAACGACAGCAAGCAGACAATGCTCTTGAGGTACTCCGAGCTGGGGCTATGTCTGTGCGCCAGCGATGAGCCAGCCCCGACGCTCCCCCAGCTCTCCCGAGCGATGGATGAGGGGCTTGTGCGCTCTCTCTGCCAGCTCAAGAGAGACCCCGAGGCCCGTGAGCTGATGGAGGCAGAGGTGACGCTGGTGGTCGTAGACCTTTGGCAGTGGTTCGGGGCGAACGACAGCAGTGTGCGCCTCGCTCCACAGCTCGTGAAGCAGATAATCAACACCTACCCCCACATGTACATAGACGACCTACGCATCTTCGCTGAGAAGGCGAGGGCGTCCAGCTTCGGCAAGGTGTACGGCTCGTTCTCTCCCTCCACGATGATGGAGTGGTTGCGCACCTATTGGAACGACCGACAGCGAGCGATGGAGGAAGAGAGCTACGCCCAGCACATCTCACAGAAAGAGGCTGGCAACTACTCCGCCAGCGCATCAGATAGATACTTTGCAGACCTCGCAGACAAAAAGACGATGAAGCTAAGATGAAGCGGACACCTACACAAGACGACATACAGCAGGCGATAGCCTCCAGCCAGCCCCTCCAGCGAAGCCTCGCAGGGATTATGGCTAAGGCGGTGGCAGACACCTTCGCCAAGCCCACGATGACGCAGAGCAAAGCCTACGCAATGTTCGGCAGGGCGAACGTAGAGCGGTGGTGCAAGCTCGGTCTCCTTGAAGCTCGCAGAGCAGAGAGCGGGCGAGTAGCCTACTACACCGCAGACCTTATCAACGCACAAAACAAGAGCTTTTACTGATGGGAGACCGCTGGCATCCAATTACAGAAGAGGAAATAGACTACGCTGTCCAGCTGGTGATAGAGGAGGGCATGAAGCCTGCACCCGCTGCGAGAAAGACCGAAGAACGCTTCCGCCAAAACTCATGGAAGAGCATAGCAAACAAGATAACCAAGGATCTGCGGTACATAGAGTATGTGCAGGGGAAGCCCGAAAGCGCAACCACTATACCTATGTCGGTGCTGGAAGGCGTACGTGAGACCATAGCGAGCAACCCCACGCTCCCTATGATAGGTTGCATCCGAAAGTACATGGAGGAGACGGGGTGCCCTTTCAGCGAGGATGCCATCCGAAATAAGTACCGACGAGAGATACTTGACAAAGACCCCAACAGACCCAAGAAGATGAAGACGGGCTGGGACTCCTCCGATTACACCCTCTTCTGGTCGATGGACGAGTGGATACGCAGGGGGCTAATCAAAGCAAAAGAATAGACACACTTAATACACATAGATATGAATGAATTGAACGTAACTGGGCGAGTGCTCCAAATCCTCCCCCTCCAGCAAGGCACGTCCAAAGCGGGCAAGCCTTGGAAATCCCTTGTGTTCGTCCTTGAAACGGGCGGGCAGTATCCAAAGAAAGTACCCATTAAGCTCTTCGGTGAGAGCGTGGACAAGTTCCCCCTGCAAATCGGGCAAGAGGTGACCGCCTCTCTTGACCTTGACGGGCGAGAATGGGAGGGCAAGTGGTTCCCCGAGATTAAGGCGTGGAATATCGTCTACGCTGGCGCACAGCAAGCTACGCCCGCACCACAGCCGACCTACCAGCCACCGCAACCACAGCCAGATTACCAGAAGGCGTATCCACAACAGCAGGCCGTAGCTCCCGCACCTGCAACGCCACAGGCGGGGGTAGCCGACGACCTCCCATTTTAGATAGGATCAGACGAGATGAACCGAAAGATCATCAAGCTAGCTGGTATCATCATAGCTCAGAGCCGAGATCACACAAGCACTCAAAGAGAAGGGGGAGTACAGGTTTGACAGCAATACGGACAAGGGATATGAGGGGCTCTATCTCAACGATGGAGAGCTCTACGAGCTCCTGAAGCCTTTTCTCCGAAAGGGCTATTTCGTCGAAAGACACACCGACAGGTTCATACATCTAAATAACTATTTCGAGGTATCAAAGCACAGAGGCAGTTACAGCGGAATATGGGGCATCACCGAGGAGGATCTGGCGCATGTACTATAACACAAAACAACACAACGAACTATGACGCAGAAGACAGCGCCCACGTTAGCGTGGGATGATTACGGTAAGCTCCTAATAGGAACGGCTTACCTCTACGATGGCAGGGTGGTGCAATACACCTGCCGTAATAAGGGCGATGACGATAATCCGAAGTGGGAGCACTTTCGCACAATAAGCTACTCAAGGCTTGGTGCTGAGTTTGGTGTCGAGCTTGAAATGGACGTAAAGTTCAAAGTCAATGGAGGCGAGGATGCACAGACACGAATGCGCTCTATCCACCTATGTATGAAAGACCTTAGAGAATTGGTAAAGACGATATGACACGCGAAGAACTACTAAAAGCCCTCCGCCCGCTCGAATGGCGAAAGCTGATGGGCGTCCTTAGGTCGACCTACAAAGCAGACCAATTCATAGACGGGGAGGCGTTCATCAGCGAGGTGTACCCGAAGTGGATTACCACATTCGATAATGTGGAGTACAACACTTTGGCGGAGGCTAAGCAAGCGGCCGAGGAGTACCTCAAGGAGAAGATACTATCACACTTTAACCTCGAGGAGAAATGACACGTGAAGAAGCTCGTGAGCTGATCAAAGAGATACATTGGGCGGAGTCTCCATACACGGGGTGTATATGCGCCAGACTGCCGTATGGTCTTAGTGCATATATAGAGAGAACTAGGAGAGGGAAAACAGTT